AAGAAGTTGACCCAGATGTTGCCTTCTTTAGTGACCTGCGTAGGAAACGATTAAGTCTTGAACATGTAAACAAACTAAGAAAGCTTAAAGATCTTAGAGAATACGAATCAAAACAAAGATTGAAACTCGTCAAACAGATGTATGCTAGACCCCCAGCGGCCTAACTTATCATCTCATTAAATGCAGGAAAAACTCCGTTTTTTCTGCCATTTCTCCCGCTTTTAACTACGCCTTCTGTAAGTAGTTATTGGTAAAGCACATATTCTATATGTGCGCCCCTTAGCGCAAGGAGAAATATAAATGACAAAAACAGTACTAGAACAAGCGTTGGACCATCTCTTGAATAAAGAAGAAGGTAAAGCCGCCGCTTTGTTACATGATTACTATGTTAGCGTCGGTCGTCAAGTCTATGAAGACATTATGTCCGATGATATTGCTTTCGAAGAAGACGACGCCGATCACGCCGTAAATGCCGTTGACGAAGTTGAATCTGATTTAACAGAAGAAGGCGATGATGAGTTAGCCCCAGAAATGGGCGACGAAGAAGCTACAAGCGATTTGGATGCTGAAATGGGTGGCGAAGAAGCCGCACCAGTTGATGCAGATGCCGCTGATGTAGCAGATGCTATGATGGATGTTGAGTCCGCTCTAGCAAAACTAAAAGCAGAATTTGAAGAAATGGTTGGCGGCGTAGACGCTGATCAAGATGGTGAAGAAGGCGAAATGGCCCCAGAAATGGGTGGCGAAGAGCTTCCACCAGAAGAAACACAAGAAAGTATCGAAGAAGCTCTAGAATTACAAAAAGTTTCTTTAGATGCCAATACAGAAGGTAGTCCAGCAGGTGCCGGTACAGGTGCTAACAGCGTTACAGGCGCTACAAACACAGTAAGCCCAGTTGCCAAGCGTAACCCAATGATGGCTCGTCCATCTACACACTTTGGCGGTAGCCCAAGTGGTGAAGGTACAGCTAGCGGTACAACACCAGCTAAGGCCCCTAAGTCTCAAGACATGGGCGGCACAACAAAGCCAGCAGTTAGTAAAGTAGCCAAACCAGGTACAGTTCCTGGTCGTGAAGGCGGCTCTAGCTCAAGCACATTACCTCGAGGTTAAACCATGATGAACCTTCAGCCACTAAGAGAAAATTTAACATTCGATCAAGCAGGTATGGTTGTTGAAACCAAAGAGTCTGCCAGTGGCGGTAAGGATCTCTACATGAAGGGCGTTTTTATCCAGGGTGGTGTACGCAATCACAATCAGCGTGTATACCCAGTAAATGAAATCGCTAATGCTGTAGAGAGTATTCGTAAACGATTAGATAGTGGTTATTCCGTATTAGGTGAAGCTGACCATCCAGATGATTTACAAGTAAACATTGACCGAGTAAGTCATATGGTTACAGAAATGTGGATGGACGGTGCAAATGGTTATGGTAAGTTAAAACTTATCCCAACCCCTATGGGAAACATTATCAAAACATTGCTTGAAAGCGGTGTTAAATTAGGCGTCAGCAGTCGTGGATCCGGCAATGTTACTGAATCAGGTAATGTGTCGGATTTTGAAATTGTAACTGTTGATGTGGTAGCACAACCTAGTGCTCCTGAAGCCTATCCTACACCAATTTATGAAAGAGTAATGGGAAGTCGTAGACGTGCCGCTCTAATGGATGTGGCCTATGCGGCGACCTACGATAGGTCCGCACAAAAGCACCTTGAAAATGAGGTGACTAGATTTATTACAAATCTAAAGAAAGTCTGAGGAAAAAGCTATGAGTCAATTTACAGAAATGCTAGGTTCAGTAGTTTTATCCGAAGAGGTGCGTGAGAATATCAACGCCGCTTGGGAAAAACACTTAGCCGAAAGCCGTGAGGAAGTTACGGCAGAATTGCGTGAAGAATTTGCTTCACGCTACGAGCACGATAAAGGCCAACTTATTGAAGCAATGGATAAGTTAATGCAAGATACTATTGCAGCCGGTGCACAAGATTTAAAAACATTGCGTGAAGAAGCAGTGGCACAGCGTACAAAGTATGCTGCCAAGATTAAAGAAGATGCGGCTTTATTACAAAAATTAGTTACAGAAACTCTTGCAAAAGAAGTTGCTGAACTTCGTAATGATCGCGCTTCATCTAAGGCCGCTATTGCTCAACTTGAAGAATTTGCGTTACGCAAACTAACAAGCGAATTAGGCGAATTGCATGAAGATCACAAGTCTCTAGTTAACGCTCGCGTTAAACTAGTAGCCGAAGGTCGTAAAACAATTGAAGAAGCCAAGAGTGCTTTTGTTAAGAAAGCCAGCGAAAAAGTTAATGCTATTGTTGCTGAAACTTTCAAGAAAGAAATCACTCAACTTAAAACAGATATTCGTGAAGCAAAAGAAAACAACTTTGGTCGTAAGATCATGGAAGCTTTTGCCGCAGAATTTATGGCAAGTAAGTTTGCTGATGGCACAGCCGTTAGCCAACTTAACAAATCAATCATCGAAATCCAAGGTCAATTACAAGAGGCTCAAAAAACAATCGAAGAAAAAGAACAACAAATTAGCGAGTCGCTTCGTCGTCAGCGCATTGCGGAAGATCAAGCACAGCGAGTTCGCGTAATGCAAGATTTGTGTGCCCCGTTGTCTAAAGACAAGCGTGGCATTATGGAAGAGTTATTAGAAAGCACCGATACTGCTAAACTAAAAGATGCATTCCAGAAATTCTTGCCATCAGTCCTAAACGAAGAAGTTCGTCGTGAGAAGAAACAATTAGTTGAAGGACAACAATCGCAGAAGACTGTGATTACAGGTAATAAATCTCAAGTTGAGATTGTTCCTGCCCCAGCCGAAGCTGATGAAACTATTCAACAACTTCGTAAACTCGCTGGTATTAAGATTTAATTTAGGAGACTATTATGTCACAAGCTTTATTCGAAGCTAAAAATTGGTCTGCTACTAAGGAAGCTTTAGTAGAAGGCTTACAAGGTCAACGTAAGACCACAATGGAAGTTGTTCTAGAGAACACCAAGAAGTACTTGACAGAAACAGCTACAACTGGCGCTACAGCTAGCGGCAACGTTGCTGTTCTAAACAAGGTTATTCTACCAGTAATTCGTCGCGTTATGCCAACAACAATCGCTAACGAATTAGTTGGTGTTCAACCTATGCAAGGTCCAGTTAGCCAGATTCACACATTGCGTGTTCGTTATGCAGAAGCCATGGCTGAGAAGACAGGTGGTAGCGCAGGTGATGTTATCGGTGGTGCAGTAAGTGCCAACGATGAAGCACTAAGCCCATTCAAGATCGCTCAACAGTATTCTGGTGCTGCCGCTGGTACAGCCGCTGCCACAAGCGCACTTGAAGGTGTTGGTGGTAAGAAGATGAACATCCAGATCTTGAAAGAGACTGTAGAAGCTAAGAGCCGTAAGTTAAGTGCTCGTTGGACATTCGAAGCCGCTCAAGACGCACAAGCCATCCATGGTGTTGACGTTGAGGCTGAAATCATGGCCGCACTTGCACAAGAAATCACAGCTGAAATTGACCAAGAGATCATTGGTTCTCTAGTTAACCTAGCTGGTACTGCATATGGTACATACGACCAGTCTGCTGTAAGTGGTCAGGCTTCTTTCGTTGGTGACCAACACGCCGCTCTAGCAGTATTGATCAACCGTGCCGCTAACGACATCGCTAGCCGTACACGCCGTGGTGCTGGTAATTACATTGTTGTAAGCCCAACAGCTTTAACAATTCTACAAAGTGCTACAACTTCTGCTTTCGCTCGTACCACAGAAGGTACATTCGAAGCCCCAACAAACACCAAGTTCGTTGGTACACTAAACAGTTCTGTTCGTGTATATGTTAACCACTACGCTGGTGATGCCGCTCCTGTGCTAATTGGCTACAAGGATCAACTAGAGAGGCTCTTTTTCACGTCTGGCAAGTTCGACGAAGTTATAATTGAATCATCGCCTTTCTTGCGAACTATGATGACCGCTGCACAAGTGTGTAAGGCCATGGGAATCCCGAAATTCCGTGTCAACTATCTGTACAGCGAATATCTGGAGCCCAAGCTCAGAATAGGTGAAAACCCCATCCCAATCCTGATCAGTCGTCAAGTCAAGAACGAGGAGGAAAAGCAGGCATTCAGGACAAGGTACCTAGACGGAGTTGACTATGATGTGACCGAGGAGCATCTTGATTACATCACGAAGAGATATCCCGAGAGTGAACAGGACATCATTGAACGTGCTGGTCACTTCTCCGACCTTCGAGTCAAAGAATACTCCAAGCCTGATCACAAACGCGTGTTCCACCTCGTTGTGAGCCACGGGACACCCATTCGTAAGTTTTCGATGCACAACGGGGGACGCAAGAAGAAGATCAAATTTTGTGGGCTTTCGGCTATAGCAATCA